GAAGGAGAATTTAAAGACTACTACAAGGTAAAGACAGAGAAAATCATTGAACATTTTAAAAGCAGATTACAAGATGAGTAAAGCATCAATTTTAGCGCACGAAGAAATCAAGCCCAAGAAACTATCTATTGAACAACAGATATATTCTTACCTGGAAAACAATGGCGCAACTAGTCTACAGATGATTGAGTTTCATTTGGGACTAAAGAATCAAACAGCGTCAGCAAGATTAAGCGAGATGCACGACAAAGGCATAGTATGTTTTGATGCCTACGGTTCATATCGGGTGACGCATGATGAAAGAGAAAAGAGGGAGGTAGAGTGGCTTCGAATGCGTGACAAATACGAAAAGTGGAAAAAGCAAGGTGTAAAGAATGGGTGGTTAATTAGTGACTTTGATTCCCGCACCCAAAAAAAAGCGGAATGACACACGCAAGTTTGTTTAGTGGCATTGGAGGCTTTGACCTAGCAGCTCAATGGGCAGGGTTTACTAATGTCTTTAATTGCGAGTGGGAAGAATTCCCTCGCAAAGTCCTCAAACACCACTTTCCCAATGCAGAACAATACGCAGACATACACGACTTCGACGCAACTAAGTATAATGGACGAATTGACATTCTTAGCGGAGGATTCCCATGTCAACCGTTTAGCGTTGCAGGAAAGCGAAAGGGATCAGAGGATGAACGCCACCTGTGGCCTCAGATGCTTAGAGTTATCGGAGAGTGTCAACCCCGTTGGATCGTGGGCGAGAACGTTCGCGGGCTTGTTAGTTGGTCGGACGGATTGGTACTCGAAACGTGTTACTCTGACTTGGAAAATCTTGGGTACTCCGTCCAATCGTTTATTATTCCAGCTTGTGCCACAAACGCTCCCCACCGACGCGACAGAGTTTGGATTGTTGCTCACTCCGACAACTTCAGAACCAGTTCACGACTTGGAGAAGTTCAAAGCAAGGATGGAGAAATACCCGAACGGAACAACGATGCCAAACCTAGCGACACAAGTACACGGAATGCTCCCAACGCCGACAACGAAGAACGTAACGGGAGGTGCAGTCCAAGTGAACGAGAAAGGCAAGAGGCAGAACAAAGGGGGGACGGAATTTTCAGCGCAGCTGCACGACTTAGCAAAAAGCGGAATGCTCCCGACACCGACAGCGCAACAAGAACGAGCGAACGCATCAATCGACAGGGGAAAGGGGAATTTATCAGACGAAGTAGCAACACGATTCCAGGTGGGTGGGAAGAGTTCCCAACTGTCTCCCCTGTTTGTGGAGGAGATGATGGGCTTCCCAAAGAACTGGACGGTATCACCCTTCCAAAGTGGAGAAGAGAATCAATAAAAGGATACGGAAATGCCATAGTGCCACAAGTAGCACATCGTATATTTGAATCTATCAAAGAGTACGAACACCTGTAAATAACAGAAAAAAACAGACATGGCTAAGTACGATAAAGGACAATCGGGAAATCCTAATGGAAGACCAAAAGGTGCTAAGGGCAAAATATCTAGCGAAGCACGGCAATTGTTTGTCCAGGTAATGGAAGGCGAGATGGATAACATTAAAGATTCATTGGGCATCTTGCGTGAGAACAGCGACGAGAAATACCTGAAGGCTTTAAGCAGCTTGATGCCATACTTTATGCCTAAGCAAGTAGAAACAGACGTAACCATTTTAGAGGCTATTAAGCCCCCTTCGTGGTTTGATGAGGTATTGGATAGGACAGACCAAGAAGATGAGAACCTGACTACGTGAAACAGCCTAAAGCGTACTACGATGTAAAGGGAAGCAAGGCTCGTATCGTTTGCTTGCAGGGAGGGAGTCGAAGTGGCAAGACCTATTCAGTTTTGCATTGCCTGTGCGAATGGTGCTACACGTACCAAAACTCGCAGTTTACTATAACTATCATACGCAGAAGTTTTCCTTCGCTTCGTGCTAGTGTAATGCGTGACTTCTTCAACATCATACAAGAGGCAGGGTGGTATCAAGAGAAGCACCATAACAAGACAGAGAACACGTACAATCTGTTTGGTAACCTAATACAATTTATAAGTGCCGATCAGCCCGACAAATTCAGGGGCGCAAAGCACCATTTTGTTTTTCTCAATGAGTGTACAGAATTAGCTAAAGAGGTTTTTGTCCAAATTTCTATGCGTACCCTGTATAAAATTTTCATCGATTTTAACCCGTCAGAAGAGTTTCATTGGATTTATGATACGGTGATACCTAGGGATGACTGCGACTTTTTTAAGTCTACGTACCTGGACAACCCGTTTCTAAACAAAGAGGTAATAGATGAGATTGAGAGACTCAAAGACACAGACGAGAATTACTGGAGAATCTATGGACTAGGGGAAAGGGGCATAAGCAAAGAAACTATATTTCAAACGCACGTCTACGACGAACTACCCGAGAACGCAAAGCACATAGCATACGGCTTAGACTTTGGATTCGCTGCTGACCCTGCGGCATTGGTTCGAGTTAGTCAAAGGGGAGATGAACTGTACATGGAGGAGTTGATATACAGCGGAGGCTTAACCAACCAAGATTTAGGAGAGAAGTTTAGGGCATGGAATATAGGGAGGCATGATGAAATCATAGCAGATAGCGCAGAACCAAAAAGCATAACTGAGTTATCGCGCATGAACTTTAACGTGAAGCCTGCGCGTAAGGGAGCAGACAGCATACGCAATGGCATTGACATAATGAGAAGGCACAAGCTGTTCATCAAGTCAGACAGCCTAAACTTGCAGAAGGAGTTTAGAAATTACAAGTGGAATACTGATCGTGATGGTCGTATACTTCCACAACCTAGGGACGCTTGGAATCATGGCATCGACGCTGTGAGATACTGCTGCCTTAACAAACTAGCACACAGAAACCGTTCATACTACATAAGATGAAAGTAAGCCTACCTGAAGGTTACCACGAAATAACCATAGAGCAATACCAAAACGTTTGGAAAGCATACGAAAAATCTATGAATGCTCACGAGTCAGTACGACTAGCTATCGAGTGCTTAGGAGGACTAGAGCCTGGTTCGCTAAAAAATGCACAATGGCACGAGATAGAAAAGGCAGGAGAATTACTTGCATGGTTTATTGCTGACCCTGACGCTTCAACTATGAAGCAACCATTGCAACAAAAGGTTATGCTTGATAACAGATGGTATGGGTTTATTCCTAATTGGACTACGCTAACAGTAGGAGAATTTGCAGACCTTGATACGTATTGTAACCAAGGGATGTTTGATAACCTGCACGTCATTATGTCCATTCTTTACAGACCAATTGTGCTTGAACGCCATGACAGTTACGAGATAGAAACATACGTCCCAAGCAAGGAACGAAAGGCAAAAATGCTTAACTTAAAAATGGATGTAGCTATAGGCGCATTGGTTTTTTTTTGCAACATCGAAAAGGAATTAGCCATCACTATGCAACACTCTTTGAGCAAAAAGGAGCAGACAAAAAAGCCAAAACAATTCACAGTAAATGGGGCTGGTTCTCAACTATCTACGAACTAGCCGATGGTAACGTGTCAAACATGAATGCGGTAACAGAACTTTATATAGAAGATGTACTGACGTTCCTTTCTTATGAAAAGGATGTAGCAGTACAAAAAAACATAAGCAACGATGCAAACAATACAAGACAATAACAACGCCTTACAAAATATTGTAGACAACCACGATCAGCTAAAAAGTTTTCATACGTATACCATCGATACGTTGGACATGGAAAAGTTGAACGTGACTGATTACCCGTTGCTGTATGGACAATGTACTGGAGCGACAATGGAAGGCGGGGCTACTGTTTTTACTTTCGAAATCATTGTAGGAGACTTAGTGATTGAAAAACAACAAGAAGTCATGACTGAGGTTTACACAGAAACGTATTTAATCTTGCAAGATGTAGTATCTCAGTTCGTGTTTAACGTTAGTCAAAGCAGCGAAATCTCTAATACTTGGAGTTTTGAATTGCCGTTAAACTGCACACCGTTTACAGCCAGGTTTGATAACCTGCTTACAGGGTGGAGTACGCAGTTTGATATTAAGCTGCCTACGCCATTGAATCTCTGTATTGCCCCCTATGACTAAGTTAGAAGTGCAAATAAATGTAGGCGATAATACATACTTGCTCAAGATGCCTAAGTTTTTACGAGCCGTAAACGATTTGGGAGGAAGCGTTGTGTCAAGAGCAAGAAACATTTTGTCAGAAAAAGACAAGGTAGTTACGGGTGCTTTATCAGATTCGTTAGACTTTGAAATACTAGAAACATCAACGGGAATTACTTTGTCTTTTGGTGCTAGCGTCCCTTATTGGGATTTTGTAGAGCAAGGAGTTAAAGGCGCAGCTTCATCAGAAAAAGCACCTAACAGCGAATATCAATTTGGGAGTGGGACGGGTCAGAAGGGAGCGTTGAAGCCTGCTATTAGAAAATGGATAACGGATCGAGGCATAAGTAATCAATCCTGGAGAGATAAAAAAGGAAGGTTTTTGAGTTACGATGCTATGTCGCAAAGGATAGCAAGAAGCGTTTACTTGACAGGCATTAAGCCAACAGGTTATTACGCACTAGCATTTGACCAAACCGAAAAACAAGCAGAACGAAAACTAGGCACAGCCTTAACAAACGATTTGCAAGTCTTTTATGAAAGCAACTTTGGCAAGGAATACACAATCATTTACAATATCGGATAATGGCATATAACGTAAATCAGACAAGCACAGGGTTGCGCGGTTCGTATGATGATTTAATCTACGTGTTTCAAGACACATTAAATACAGCAGAGCCTAAATACAGGTATGCTTGCTCCGTGAATATAGACGGTCAACCAAGAGCCATTCTTCGTCAGCTACCAAACAACGCAGACTGTGCGGTATTTAATCCTCGAATCATTGCAGCGCAGTTTGTAAAGCCCGATGAGAACAAGTGGTTTCTAGGTCAATCAGCAAGTAATTTACTTAGCACAAACACAAGTGCATTTAAGACAGTAACGATTATACCTGGCTATCAATACGCAACATCTGCAAATTTAGAACCTACCCTTACATTGCTTGGTGCTTCTTACCATCAAACTGTGCAATTGGTGTCAGGCAATTTTACCTTACCTACGTCAACGGTAATTGAAACGACAGACAGCGCACAGTACATACCCGACGATTCTAATGCTTTGTTTCTTTCTGATGCGCCATTGGTAGCAGGCGTATAT